ATAACTGAATTGAGGCCCTTTATATTTATAATAAATGTAAAGGGCTTTTTACTGAATAATGGCAACAAGAAGATCAAATACTAAAGGCCGGAGAGAAGATAAGTATAAAGGAAATTATCCTTCTGTATTTAAAAAGGTTGAACAATCAGATTTTAAAAAACAACAGTTTGTTACAAATAAATTATTTTTCGCTCTTCCGATCTTTAATTCTGGAAGCTCTACTGGTAGTGCGTTACCATTAGAAGCAAGATATACCGATCGTAATTTTCTTCCTGCTTTAGGATCTGAGTTAACATACAATGATGCTGCAAATATTGATGGTTCATTACAAAGTGTTACATATTTTTCTATAGATCATTTGTATTATCGCAAAAAAGATCAACCCAGTAAAACTTTTGGTCCTACTGATTTAACACGTACAAAAAAACATTTATATGAATCTGCATCAGTATTTGTAATACCACAACTTAAAATTGGTGAAGGTATTAAGCCGGCATCATTTCAATTCACTGGGTCAGGATTAAATTTATCAGCTGATCGATATAGCAATATAATTGATGATGGGTTTGATTCGTCTTCAATTGTTTCAGATGTAAAATTTTATGAAGGATTCAATGAATATTTTGATACTTCAAGAATTAAATATGAAATAGAAACGGGTGTTACTTATCTTGCAGGAATTCCTACTACAGATGGTGATACTGCAGCCATCGGCCGCCGTGCACATTTTGAAGGCGCCGGACATATTCAAAGTGCGTTACCTGGTTATTATGATAGACAACATGATTATGCAATATCATTTTTCGTATCAGGTTCTAACATTGACAGTAACAATCAAATTGTTATTGCAAAACAATCTGGTTCGGTTGATAAATACCCATTCAGTATACAATTAAGTGGTAGTAATGAAATAGAGTTTAAAGTATCTTCTGATTCTTCTCTTAATACTACGTTGTCAGCAACTAGCAGTGTAGACGAATGGACTCACATAGTTTGTCAAAAATCAGGAAGTGAAATACAAATTTGGATGAATGCTGGATTACATGTTTCGTCATCTCATGATTTCTTGTTATATGGCGTTAATACATTATATACAGCATCAGGACGAATCAATAATGATTATCCGGTAAACATTGGTGGTCTTAGCCCCAATACATCAAATCTTACAGGTGATCTAGATGAAATAAGAATCTTTAATAAGTCACTAACTGAGTCGGAGATAAGTGCGTTATCGGACCGTACGGAGAACGGAACATTTTTGCAAACAAATCATGTAGGAAATGTGTTTGATAAACATGGAACAATTGTTATTTCTAGTCCACATTATAAATACGATGATTTAACTGCGGCTCCATTTACATCAAGTTATCGAAGTACGGTAACAACAACGGAATATTCTACATTGGTAAGAATAAGTAAAGATGATTTTAATTTAACACTCAATCCATCAACTCTGCAAGATAATGGCGTTGATTATGATACATATGTTTCAAGCAGCGATTTTGCACCATACATAACAACAATTGGATTGTATAATGAATCAGGACAACTTCTAGTTACAGGCAAATTAGCTTCGCCGGTACGTAAACGAGATGATGTTGATATGAATATTTTATTAAGATTTGATGCTGACGTATGATACGACTTAAAACAATATTAGAACAAGCTTCACGAGAAGAACAAGTTGATTCTTTGTTAGACAAAATTAAAAACAAACAGTTTGAAAGAATCGGCGCTGGCGATAACGGCATTGTATATGCAATTCAAGGAACTGATTATGTGTTTAAAATTACTAGAGAGCGTGATGAATTTGAAGTTGCATCAGTAATCGTAGGACGAGAATCTGAATTTACATGTTTCGTTCCGGTAGTGTATGTAAATGATTCTGAGAAAATGTATATCATGCGAAATGCAGATCCATTACCCTCACAATATAAAACTGCTATTGATAATTTTTATGCTCGATATACTAAATTTGCATTAGATATGCAAGGCGAGGTTAGCATATTTGATTATTTGGATGCAGAAGGTTCTCGAGAAACAGAAAAACCGTTAGTTGATTTCTTGAGACGATTACAACAACAAGTAGAACGAACCGGTATTGCAGAATTTGATTTAGATTTAGACTTTAAATCAGACAACGTAATGATGTATCAATCGAAAATGGTGTTAGTTGATTGGTAAATATTTATACATATAGGAGTATACTATGATTAAGTTAACAACACTATTAATAGAACAAAAATATAAATATAAGTGGGTACCATTGCAACAAGCATTGCCGGCAAATGCAGTGAATGGTTATCGCTTAAAATATAAAGAACGAGGTGAGGGAGCTTTAGTTGACGAATCTGATTTAAAATATATTTTTAGTGATTCTAGGTTTGCAACAAAATATAAAAATAAAGATTACGTATTTTACATCTCTGAAGTTAGAGGCACGTCTAAGAAAAAGGTGTATATTGCATATGTTTACAGACGTGATAATCTGCCAGCAAATATCAAACTATTTTTTACTCTTGGTATTGGACCTACTTTTACATTGAATGGCGTTCCGGTGTTTTTAAGTAGTCAAGAAAAAGAAGTAGCAGGTAAAGGAAGTGGAACGGTTACAACTACTACTGATAATAATGGTGAAGAAACAACTGAAGAAGAACGTATAGCAGCTGAAAAAGCCGCTGAAGAGGCAAAGAGAAAGGCAGAAGCTGAAGCTAAAAAAGCGGGAGAAGAAGCCGAAGAGGATAAAACTGAAGAGGATAAAACTGAAGAGGATGAAACTGAAGAGGATGAAACTGAAACAACTGGTACAGTACGAATAACAGCTGGTTATAAAGTACCACCACGTATACAAAAAATTGCAAAAGATATTCATACTGCTGCAAATTATATAGGATTCGGCGGAACAAACACAGAATTATTTGATTCAGCATTTGATAAAATGGAAACAGTACGAGATGCATTTCTAGTAAATTTAGAACTTGCAAGACTAGAAGGAAAAGCAGCATATGATTTAGAATATGTAATTAGAGATGAGTTTAGTATATGGAGTGGTGAAGATGAAAGATTACTAAAATTAAGCAGGTTAGTTGGAATTGATGATAATGGAGATATAAATCGGCCTGATAAGTCTTTAATGAAAAAAGCTGCTAATCAACATGTGTCTGATCAAAATATTGATATATCAACATTAGGTCGTAGGAAGCCTGGAGAATATTAAAATATAAAACAAAACAAGTTATGGCAAAAAATCATTGGAACTCGAAATCAAAAACGAGACAGGAAGCATATAAATACGGTTATAAATCTGGATTAGAACATAAAGTTGCAGATGCTCTTAAAGAGATTAATTATCCAGTTAATTACGAAACTGAAACACTTCATTATACAGTACCTTCGACAAAACACAAATATACTCCCGATTTTGTGTTTACTCGTAAAGATGGCGGTACTATGTACGTTGAAACGAAAGGACGTTGGACTACCGCAGATCGTAAAAAAATGAAATATGTTTTACAATGCAATCCTGACATTGATATTCGCATAGTATTTCAAAATCCAAATCAAAAAATATCAAAAGGTAGTAAAACATCATATGAGGCATATGCTTTGAAGATGGGTATAAAACATGTTGCAAAGAAAATGATTCCTGCAGAATGGTTGGCAGAATGTTGCCAATTGGATGAAATTCCAACCGAAAAGAAAACTTTTTTTAAATTTTGATTGGAAGTGTGAAAAAAATTCATTATTTTCTAATGTAAGTAATGGCATTTAATTAATTGAATGAATGAAATGTTTAATGTAATGAATTCGTTAGACCAGGAATGAAATGAATGGGATGACATAAATTAATAATTATTATATTAATAAACCAGATCTTTTGAATCGTTCCGTGTTTTCATTATATTATATTAATGAAGAATCTAAAATTATTACAATTACTTGAAACAGTACTAGGTAAAGGTAAGCCAACATCACGAGGCAATATTTCATTCTTCTCTCCTTTTATCTCACATCATAAACCAAAATTAGAAGTAAGATCAACACCAGATGAAAATGGTGATTATACATGGCATTGTTGGGTTTCTGATAAACGCGGTAAATCAATTTATACTTTATTTAAAGCACTAAATC